GGTTAGCACCTTTTAGGATGTAATCTGCAGCTTTTTGAGAAGCGATTGCAGCCTTGAGGATCATACCCTTGTCATCTTTTAAAGATTCTAACCAAGAAGCTATATAGGACGCAGGTTGATTAATGTCTAGATCTACACCAAGCATGGAGGCAAGAATAGCTGTACCAATTTCAGCAATTAATTCCTCTTCAGCACGGCTAGCTCTATGAGTGCCATATTTATCAGTTAAATCTGTTCTATCTAATCTAGAAGAATGACCCGTACTATGTATCATTTCGTGGGCTAGAGTCTCAAAATAACCTTCTTCCGAGGCAAATTGCTCTCTATTTGGTAAGTAGATAGCATCTTCCACTGTACTGTAGTACGCGCTATCCTGAGGAGAATTTTTAATTGGAGGAGCATCTTTATATGCATCAAATAGTGCTTTTTCGGCCTCAGTAACTGGAACTGGTTCTCTATCACTAGCAGTCCTGAGTTCATCTAAGCCGTCAATTTGATCTAAATTAAATACTGAAGTATCGGCATATCCAACCCTTCTTTTCTCCATCTTCTTTTCGCCAGTTTTAGGGTCAACTACTTCAACGTCTTTCATAACTGGACGAAGAATTGAAGTGCCCTTAGAACCCTTCTTTACGCTTCCACCCATGGCTTTTGCTTGGTTGAAGCCGATCCAAATATTTGTTGAGAAAGGAACTCCAACTACATTCTCAACCTGAGCTCTATCTCCCTTTTCTCCCATGGCTCCCGAAGCCCACAGAACTAGGGTGTTTAATCCGCTGTATGTTTTTCCAGTATTTCCATTTGTAGGAAGAATTCCACTGGATGACCAAGGCTTATTCCAAGGAAGTACACCAGCCTCTAGAGCATCAAGAATAGAGGAAACTACCTTGTCGCGAGCAGCTTCTGATTTATCAGATTGAATTGCAAGCATAACGTAGTCTATTGAGCGAGCTCCAGATATTTCTCCAAACGAGTAAAAATTACCATCAGTGCTTGCTGGAGTATTTTTATCACTAGAAACAATAATTGCACGGATGTTTTCTATCCCTAGTTCATACGAAGCTTGAACCTGGTCTAAGCCATTAGCTACGTAAAGTTTTCCATCTCTTTGAACTACAAGTATAGGATCTATAGAATTTCCATGTAAGTAATCGTATTTAATTTTTTCAACATTAGGATTTTTATTAAATAAAGGCATATCAGTAAATAAAGATTTAACGGGTACGCCTTCATCAGAAACTACTGCAAGTTTTTTACCTAGATCTACACTTTCAAATAGTGCATATGGATCTTCTTCAGTTCCATTTAAAAGAGAATTTACTCTATCTAGGACACTGCTATTTGAGCCAGACATGTCCATAGCTTCTTGTACAGAATAAGACTTTTTATTAGTAGGACTTTGTAAATCTGAAACTTCTTCAGGAGTAAAACTTGTTTTTGGTTCAGGTTTCGTAGCTATATCAACCTTGTTAAGAACACCAGTTGTCTGAGCCTTTCTACCAGTCTTTTCTTCGAGGATGTCGGCAGCATCATTAAGACCTTCACCACGGAGAATAGTTACATAAGTGTCATACCATTCAGGGCTGTGACCTCTATCTTTATCATTTACATCTACCCAAGAACCTTGAAGTAAATGAGCTATTTCGTGAATAATGACTGACTTATTATATTTCTTTCTAGCAAATATAAATAGTGCTGGAAGAGTCTCTCCTGTAAATGGATCTGTAGTACGACCTACACCAGCATCAGCTTCTGCCCTACTTAGCATTTTTCCACGAGCAAGTGTTTTAAAGGAGCGTTCCCCGTACCCATATTTTTTAAGTATTTCAGTTACGTATCTACTAATCTGATCTACGCCTGAAAGTCTTTCCGATTCTAATACACTTTGATCGTAACTTCCTATAGCAGCGTCAGCTACGGCATTCTCGAATACTCTGTTATTAGGTATATCAGTTTGTTTAGATGTAGGCATTCTTACATCTTCCCATGTGCTAGTGCCTGGGGATAGATCTGGATTTACGTTAAGAGGTACCCCCCATGAAGTACCGTCTGATTTAATTTCAGGAGTATTAGTAGGTTCTACTGTTTTAGGAGAGCTAGTCTGGTTCGACCTAGAAGTTGTTCTGGGAGCTCTAAAGCCTTCTCTATTGGCACGAGGAGAAGCTGGAGCTTGCTCTAGATCATTGATGCTTTCGCCAGTTGCTAGAGGAGAATTTTCTGGGACTCTTCCATCATATTTTTGTACAACAAAGAAGTTTCTGGATGCTCTTTTAAATATACCTACTGCACTAACAACTTGTCCCTTATTTTCACCTTTTCGACCGACAGTCTCTCTTGTTAGAGGTTTCCCATCCTGTCCAAAATATGTAATTTCTACGTAACCAGGGAAACGTGTATCTCTGTAATCTAACATTTCTCCTGTAGTAGAAATAATAAGGTTTCCATAAGCATCTAGACCAGTTCTAGTTACTACACCATATACATTGAACTCATCTGTTAGTAACCTGTAGTGATATACCAAGTCGCCAATCTCTAAGCTTTCCACGCCATCAGCAGATCTAGATATATGATTATTTTGCTCGCGAGTCCATGTCTCATTAATTACACGTCTACGTTCTTCAAATTTCTTTTTTTCACTTTCTGTTGTTACAGGAACTTCGTTAGTTTTTGGTACTTCAGGGGCAGGAGTAGGTTCCACTACTACGGGCTCTTGACTATCAGATGCAGGCTGAGATGCAGGACGCGCAACTTCTGGGGGAGCAGGAGCTGTAGTATCTTCTGGTGCTACAACCTCTGATTCATTAGATTTTTCAGGGCCAGCAAAGTCATTAGATCCATAGATTTTTCCATTAGTTTCTGATGTACCTTGGGTAGGATCTTCTGGATTAAATGGCGCGGTAGATCCATCTGGGTTCACCCATGTAGAAATACCATCTCTTAAGCGCAGTACGGCTCCTTCTTGTGGGCGATCCGTAAACTCTGGACGATCTAATTGAATACGCAATTCTTCTGGGAAGGATGCGGGCATAGGACCAATTGGGTTACCATTTGGTAGCACCATGTTTATTTCCCAGTAGTCTTTAGCAAAAACGTTAAAAGCTTCTTGATCGTTTATGATCATTTGAACTATAAATGCAGGAGTGCCTTCGTTTTCTACAGCGTCTTCAATTTCTTTTATTAAATTTGGTACTGCAGTTTTATCTTCATCACTAAACTCGGGGTAAGTGCTTGATTTTTTACTAGGAGGATAGTAAGTAGGCACGCCATCCAAGTCTATGAGGCGAGGCGACGACGGACGTGATAAATCTGAAGGTAGGTCAGGGATAGGAACGTCAAAGTCTGTAGGAAGCCCTCTTTCGGATAATCTATCAGCGCTTACTTTTATAAGTTTTTCATACTTTTTAAGCAGCTTTGCTTGCTTCTGCGAGTTGTATCTACCATAGTAAACTTGGAAACCATAAGTAAATTCATTTAATAGAGACATTTTTATTGTATACGCATACTCGTCTAGATCCTTTGGTGGCGACCAAGTTTTTCTAGTTGATAGCAGTGCGTTTAAGTAATTTTTTCTATCTCTTTGGTACAAAGGACTTTGACGGCCTCCAGGGTAATCTATTGGGTTAGGACGAACAATCGGTCTAAGATCTCCCTCTTTAGGAGCTTCTTTATTATTTAAACCTCTAATTACACGGAAATTTTTATTAGCTGCATTGTACTCAACAAGATTCTGCATGCTACGTCCTGGGTAGAACCCAGTAAAGACAATATTGTTTCCAGCTTGTTCTACCTTTAGAATAGTAAAACCATCTGGAAAAAGTACGTCGCCAGGCTTTAAAGATTCTGCAGGTTCGCTTATTAGGTAGGAGCCCTTAGGAATAGAAGAATCAGGGCGAGCTAGCGGTCGTCTTTGCCTATCAAATTCCGCTCTTGACTCTTCCCGTGAAACGCTAAGTGATGGAGCTGGCTTACGATGCTTTCCACGCTTTCTACGTTTCTCTTCCCAGTATGGAACTTTACTAGGTACTTCAGTGCCATCAATGTCTACAGCAGGCTGTGTTTCCGCATCTGGGATCAAATCAGGGGTTTGAGAGTCTTCTTCATTTACAGTTGTTTGATTAGTTTGCTCAGCGTCGATTTGGTTTTTCTTTACGTTATTTGAGTTAGCTAACCAACGACGTCCATAAGAGATTGCTTCCTCTTTACTGGAGAAAACTTCTTGAGTTTCGTCAATAAATTCGCCTTCATTATCGAACCCAGAAGCGTCCACTACATACCAAACGCGGCCAGTCTGATCAACTAATTTACGTACAGTGACTTTTCCATAACCGTACTGAGTATTGAATACTTCTTCATGATCTATGTCGTATCCTGCTTCATCGCCCTTAGAAATTTCTACATCATCTGATGCATTATCAAAATCAAACTCGATTTGATCTGCTCTATCGGCCTTAGTTAGATCAATAAAATCTTGTCTAACCCTACGTTCCATTTCATTGGAGGCACCTTCATAGGTAAAGTAGAATTGATCAATTTGCGAAATAATGTTACCTTCAGCATCATAAATTATGCCTCTAGTATAGAAATCTGGGTCCTCTTCGCGTTCTTTATTTACGTGTGGGTAGATTTCAACTACGCCACTACCGTCACCAAGAGTGAATGTTTTGCGTTGCTTTACAGTTTCTCTATTTTTAGCCGTTACTGGTCTATTTTCATTATCTAAGAATTCTGAAGTTGGTGATAGAGGAGCGTCTGAATCATCTTTTGTTACATTCTTATCTTCTTGAACTGATTTAGGATCTATAGGGCGTCGAACTCCAGTAAATGCTCTATTTCTAGGAAGATTTCCAGTAGTCTGTCTACCTGTTTCTACATCCGTAAATGTTACTCTTGCAACACCATCTTCTACACCATATGAAGCACCAATGCGAATAGCATCTACTCTTTGTTGACGTCCATTGATTGTTACATAGTCTCCAGGCTGTAAATCTTCTACTGCAGAATCTACGCTAGCTGTATTTTTATCGTCGTTAATCCACTCTGGATCCATATCAGAAAGCGGGCCAACAGGACGATCATTGTTTGATTCAGGAGTAACAGTGTTTGGAACTATCTCTCCAGTAGTGGATGTAGCTTCTCCATCTTTATCCGTAACCTCAGGGGCGATTGGATCTTTTTTATCAGCTTCTCTAGCTGCATTGTAAGCGTCAATGTCAGATCTGTACTGATCCATGTTGGCATTAAAGTCATCTAATTCTCTATTGTAAGACTCTTGTTGTTTATCAATCTCAAATAGCGTTGCATTTTGTCCTGTATCCACCGCCCTATCAAGAATAGAATTTGCTACCTCAATGGTTGCATCTACATCGGCAACAGCATCGTGAGCATTTGTAAGAGTATGGCCCCAGTGTTCAGCCTGCTCTTTCAATTTTAATGCTCTTGGGCGATACATTTTATTAAACTTGGCGTTCCACTCTTCTGGACGATAAGCTTGATCTTTATCTCTTTGTTGAACTTTATCTGCAAACGCTAGTACATCAAATTCTTCAATAATATTAGAATCGTAATCGACTCCTGCTGCTTCATATAGTTTACGCAAGAATGGCGCATCAAAAGGTGTATTGTAAGCACCTATTGTTGCGTCAGTTCCAATAAAATCAGAAACTTGACGTCCAGCTTCTTCATAAGAAATTCCGTTTTTCTGCAGCCACTCGTCAGTTAGAGGGTTTCCATCTCTATCTTTCTGATTTAGCTCTTCTACTACTCGTGGGTCCAAAGGTTTTTCAGGATTAATCCATATAGTTAATGTTTCACCTTTAGTTCTACCTTTTGCCTTTGTCAAGGAGATTTGGAATATGCCATCTTTATCTGCACTAAACCCTGTAGTTTCTGTATCAAGGTAAACAATTTCTTTACTATCAAAAAACTTTTTAAATTCACCCCATCGGGCTTTTCTTCCCTCTGCATTTGTAGCTTTAATTTTAGAAATTTCTCTAGCTTTATCGGTAAATGCAGACAAGAACGGAGATTTACGTGGCTCTCTTGGGCGATCAGGTTTAGACACAGACCCCTTAGGCCTAGCAGATACAACTTTTTCTGGCTTAGTATCTAAATCAAGGCTTTCAGGTGGAGTCCATGCTCCATTACGTGTTGCCATCTCTTTAAAATATTTAATACGATCAGGCATGAAATCAGGATGTTTTTGCCCCTGCTCCCCATACTTTTCATTTTTTGGTGCAGGTTGGTTTAATGGAGGTAGATCTCCTAGTTTAGGAAGCTCTTCTTCAGACAGATCACGGATAGTTGTGATTAATGTATTTTCTCCCCAGAATTTTTCTTGAGTAGGTCCATCAGGAAAGTGACCCTTAACGCTAATCTTTGTTATAGGTCCACGACTTGATTCAACCGTAATAGTGTTTGCTGGGTCTGGATCTTCGTCTAACGTGAAAACACTTAGGAACTGACCTAGAATAGGCTTACCGTTTTCATCTAATTCATCAGTTTCATAGTTTCTGGATTCGTAAGCTACGTCTCCCTTTTTAAGGTCTAACGCAGCGACGCTAGCTAATCTAGGACCGTCAGGTTGATCTGAAGGAATAGGAGCTTCTTCTACTGGAGGTTTCCCGCCATCGCCTTTTCCTACCTCGGTAGAGTCATCGGCACCACTATCATCAGATGGTTTAGGTTTTACTTTAGACTCGGATTCTGAAACTTCCATACCTGATTTATAAGATTTATCTAAAATAGAGTTTGTATCTTCACCTTGTAGTTGAAGAGCATCGCGAATTTTTTCCGCAGACACGGCGCCTGTGAACATTTCGCCATCATCTGTTGGTAAAGATATAAGACCTTGTCCAGCATTTTCATTGTCTGGACTAATAGCAGCTTCAAGCTGAGTCTTAAGATCTTTTGATGAGTAGTTCTTGGAAATATTAAGAGGACTATCATCCCAACCAACTGGTAATACATCACTCTGGGATGCATCAGTAATTCTATTAATCTCTGCCTCTGAAACAGGATCTGGATCTAAAGAAGAGTACCCGTCTGGAATTTCAAATTCACTGTTTTTAGGCAAATACTTTGAGTAATCCCCTGTTTCTTTAAATTCAGCAAGCTCGTCATCGGTAAGACCCCTAAGAAGTGGTGGAGTGTATGACTCTTGAACTACTTCTTCTGTTTCTTCTGTCTTTACTTTATCTGCTTTTTCTTGAGCCTTCTTTTTCTTTTCTTCCTCTACAGTTTTTGTATCTCCTTTAGGCGTTATAGCTTCTGTAGCTTCTAGAGCATCAATATTAGCTGTATTGTCATTGCCTTCATCATAAATTTTTGCAATCTCGTATTTAGCTTCTCCGCCAGTGGCACGATCTAGAGCACTGTAAATAGCTTCAGCTGGTAGGTCATCAACCAAGTCTGGGTTTTCAGTATCAAAGGATACGCCTGTTACGCCAGTTGCAATTTCGGATCCATCTTCAGGAGTTACTGCTTTACGAAGTAAATTACCTAACTCTTCTTCATCAAAAAGATTGGCTAGCGCAATGGGATCGTCGGTGTAGCTATCTGATTTTCCATCTTCTGGACCTGTAGGAGTGAACTTAACATCTTTGTTTAGTCGGTAGTAACCTTCTGGATACTGGTAATCATCGATGTCCTGAGATGTCCTTGGTGCACGCTTAGCTTCTGGAGAGTTGCTAGTGGCTCTGTCGTATAAATCTGAATCTTGTCTAGCAAGAAGTTGAACGTCTCCCCACGACTGAGCGAACCCAAACGGACGAGTATTTCCTTTTGCGCGAGAGATTTCAAACAAAGGATAGTCTGGATCGTAGAACTTAGCGTCTTCTCCAAGTTTAATTTGCTTAGGATCAGCTAGGTCTAATTCTTTTGCTCTGGTAAGTTCTTTTTCAATTCGACTACTAGTTTCTTTACTTGGAGAGTCAAATTTAACTAAGTTATATGCGCCATCAGTCCACTTCTCGCCAGGACCGTTGTATCCATCAACTCTGTTCCAACCTGCGGGAGCATCTACTTTTCTAACTTCATCAGAGTCAATTGAAACGTCTTTGTTACTAATAAAATTTAAAACTAAATCTTTACTGTCTTTATCAAAAATATAAGCTTTACCAGCATCCTTTGTTTTGTTTACAGGAACTACTGATATATCTCCAGGGGCAGACTCTATGTACGCATTCCCATCCTGGTCCGATCCAACAGTTCTACCAGTTAGTTTTTTGTATGTGTTTGTAGCAGCATCTCTAACAAATGCAGACATGGCGCCAAACATTCTGGCAAACCGACCTTCAGAATTTCTGTTTTGGACTCGAGCACGCGCTGACCTGGCTAAGCGAGAGTTACCGCCACTAAAGATACTGTCTCTCCAACCAAACATTGCCTCTGGAGGGATAGAACCTTCTGCCATAGACTCTAGACGTGTTGAAGCGTATAAGTACTCAGGGGAGCTTAAATCGGATGTCATTGCTGAAGCAATAAGCCCGCGAGTTTCATTAGTTAGGCCATGAATGCTTGTAAACCACTTAGCTTGCTCTTTTTCAAGGGCAATAGGGTGCATGTCATGTTCTTGAGTAGATTGTGGGTGAGCAACTGGGAGTAAATCTGTGTGCTCTAAAATTGAAAAATTAATAACTTTGTTTCTTTGAGCTAAAGCAATAAACTCAGAAACATCTTTAAGGGCATTATGCTCCTTTACGGAGTACGGGAAAGTCATGTTTGAGTACAAAGAGCGGTCAACTACAGTAAACACAGACTGAGTGGTTACTTTACGTGTGTAGGGCATAGAGTGGTTGGCGTCAGCTGCTAGTTCTAGCGCCTTACTTTTAATGCGGGAAACAAGCTCTTGCTCGCTTGCAGGAGTTACCCCTACGCCTACGCGGTAGTTAGTGTCTTTGTTATCCATAGTGACTATTAAATTCCCTCTTCAAGTGTTGGAAGCAAGTCCGAGTCCTTGCTCGAATACGTTGTCTCTGCTAAGGATACAACCCTACTAAAAGGGTTATCTCCGTCTCGCACTGCTCTTAACCAAGTAGCTTTGAAAGCTGTCTCGGATTCATAGCCAAGCCCCGAGAACTCTAGTAAGGCGAGAATCGCTTCTTCAGTTGTTTTGTACTCATCTTGATCTTTGAGTTCTAGTGCTAACTCTGCATCAATGTAAGACTCTTCAACTGTTTCCATAAGATCTTCTTTATCTTCCATGTACTGATCTATTGCATCAGGATTAACTAAACCGTCTGGGATTACAGCAAAACGACACTTACCAAGAGCTTCAATTGGAACCGAAATTATTTGACAGACATCTCCATCCTCTGTTTTTTGATAGAAGACGCAATTCATGCAGACAACTCCGATGTTTGCAACTTCGTTCTCTGCTGCTGGAGTGTAACCTGCCCAAACGCCAGTTTCGTCTTCGTTAAATTTTCCGTGCTTTTGGACTACAGAAAGAATAGCGTTTGCTAAATCTCTTTCTTCAGGGACTAAGGCCGAAGCAGTTAACGCAGAATTTGACTTTTTACTTGAACGAGGATGCGCAGCTGGTAGTAAATCATTATCTGTTATGTATTTTGAATTTGAAGGCTTACCACTTTTTACAAGTTTTAGAAAAGCATTAACGCGAGCCATGGCCCACTGGTCACGTCCCATACCAGGTCGGTGACTTCCAGAAAATGCTCCAGCGCCTCTACGGTAAACGGCTTTAAGCATTCCTAAGGTAACTTTTCTGCCTTTAGAAGCTTTTTCATTGTGTTCGCTAACTTTTTTACTTAATGATTTTTCTGTCCGTGCTGAAAACTTAATTGCTTTAGATTTTCCAGATGATGCAGAACCCTTAGGGTTAGTTTTTGATCCTTTAACGCGATCTTTTTTGGGAGCGGGAGTCTGAGAGATTGTTCTTTTCTTTTTGCTTGCAAATTCAGAATCATCGGAATCATCAGAAGTGTCGGTAGGTACGCAATTAGGAACCATTTTTCCATCTTTGCCTTTTTTCATACCAATTTGCTTGTACCCATCCCAGCAGGGATCCGCTGCAGCAACAAGAGATTTGTCAACTTCTAAGTAAATATCTTCCTGGTCACCTTGATCAAGAGAGGACGCCAAGATAGCATCTACAATCTGCACTTCTAGTTCATTAAACATTTTTAGCTTTACTTTTCTTTCGCTGTTCTAGAGCAGAGGCTTCAGCTGGAATTTCTTCCTGCGTGGGGGCAGGTGCTGATTCCGCTTCTGCACCAGGGATTGGATCTGGAGCACCTTTAGCCCGATCTAAAATTTGCTGTACCTCTGGAGGAACTGGGCCAACAGATGTCTCCTGCTGTACTCCTCTGATTGCTTGAAGTACTTCAGGAGCTAATGCGCCAAGCATTGCTTCGGTAAGTTCTGGGGTAATGATTCCCTTTTCCTTAACCATGCGAATAGCCATTTCATTTGCAGATGGAGCATCTGCTGCCGAGAAACCATGAGCGCGTCTCCATGTTTCATAGGACACAGCGCCACGGTCAAATCCTGCATCAGCATCTGTAGCGCGGTCATTACGTGTTGACACTGCTGATGGGTCATACCAAACAACAATGCGCTCTACCTCTGCAAGTGTGTAACCTGTAGCAAGAAGGTATGGGCGTAAGTAGACAACGGTAAGGGCGTCTGCAATAAGAAGCATTAGAGGCTCGATGTGTGCCTTGTAAAGACTTTCATCAATCTGTAAGGCGTTTGAGTACTTGACATTAGCAAGACCCGTTACAACGTCCTTAGGGACGTCTATGCCTTGCATGATGCGCTCTAGTACACGATCGGAACGCTCTGCAAGTGCAGGATCGAATGAACGCTCAAACTTAAATTGCTTGATCTTGTCACCAAGTTCTGCAGGGCCACGAATAATAAGTGGAACGACTGCTGATGCAGACTCTTCGTCGCGAATCGGAGTTGTCATGGCGTCGATCAGCTGATCTTCAAACTCATCTTCTGCTTCTTCTACAGTAAAGCCAGGATTCATCTCGTCATCTTCATCGTAAGGGAAGTTTCCATCACCTTGCGCGGCAACTGAAAGGCCATCTGGAAGATAGAGAGCGCCAGCGTTTAGACGTGAACGAGCTGTAGCGCGAAACGTACGGTTAAGTAGAAGTAGTTCAGCGCAAAGATCTAAGATGCCACGTAGTGATGAATCTGCTTCATCTGAAAAGCGAGGGTGTGAGCGCCAGA